CTCACGTGCGGAAAACTCGGACAGGTTGTCGAGAGTGTAAAAACAAAACTTTCTCCTATACTGAATACTGTCAAAGAAAAATTATCAGGCATAAAAGATGTATTTGGCAGTGCCTTTTCAAAAGCCTTTGAATTTGTGAGAAATTCATATAATGAAGGTGCTTTGAAACCGATAGTGGATAAATGCATAAGTGCATTTAACGGAATAAAGACAAAAATCAGTGAGAAGTTTAACGGGATTAAAGAAACTGTCGGAGAAAAGTTATCGTCAATCGGTGATGCCACAAACGGAATAAAGAACAAAGTTGCGGAGAAATTTACTTCGATAAAAACCGCAATTACTGAAAAATTTGCAGAAATAAAAACTTCGGTAAGTACAGCACTTGCTCCGGTTAAGAATGTAATTTCCGAGATTGTGAATGATGTCAAAGCAACTGTCAGAAAAGTTATTGACGGCATTAAAAATCAAGTATCCGATACCGTCTTAAATATACAAACGGTAATATCGAATATTATAGGCGGAATAAAGCAGAATTTTCAAATGTTCTTTGATAACATAAAGTCTGTTTTTGAAAATATAAAAACGGCAGTGTCAGGAATATTTGAAGGCATTAAAACAACAATATCCGGTGTGTTCCAAGTGATAATCGGTATATTTACATTGAACACAGAAACTATAAAAAACGGTGTGCAGAATGTGATAAGCGGTATTACGTTAATAATTGACGGTGCGAAGAATGTTATAATAAATATTTGGAATACGATAACATTATCCGCAGGACTTGCTTTTGACAATATAAAGACGGTTGTAACGAATGTTATAGAAGGAATTAAAACTGTAATAGACAGTATAAGAATAACATTTCAGAATGTGTTTAATTCAGTCAAAAATACAGTGTTGAGCGTCTTTAATTCAATAAAGAGTACAATAAGCAATGTATGGAACGGGATAAAAGGTATTATTAAAACTCCGCATATTGTGCAGACGGGAACTATCAGTATTGCCGGTATCAATACACCGATACCGAAACTCGGCATACAATGGTACGCAAAAGGCGGTATTATGACACGTCCTACAATGTTCGGTATGAACGGCAGTTTCCCTATGGTTGGAGGTGAATCCGGAGCAGAGGCAATTCTTCCGCTCGACAGATTTTGGAACACACTGCAGAACTATATGAAACCGGTGTCTGCGAATGAGAAACCAAGCATAATAAACCAGATAAATGTTACTGTGTATTCAAACGGCGAAGATGATGATACTTTGGCAAACAAGGTGGCAAAAAGAATTGTTGAAGTGTTGGAGAATATGTGATTTTGAGGCTGTCAACTTCTGACGGCTTTTTTCTTTGCAGTTTTTTCTGTCTTTTGTGGTTCCTTCTGTTTTTCTACTTCTTTCTTGATATCAGAATCTCCCATAATTCACATTCCTTTCCGAGTACAGGAAACTATTTTGTCTCCTTGTGTAATGTGTGTCTTCTACAGAATCTGCAATACTTCTTTGTTTCCATTCTGTCAGGATGTGTTTTCTTATCCTTTGTCATGTTGTAATTACGCTGTTTACATTCTGTACA